ATCTAAGCACTCTAATCTTGAAAGAAGTTTGCGTTAGTATACGGTGAACGTAATGACGTAATGTTCCACATTTTCTTCCATAATTTTATCATTTCTGATTTTGGGTAGTTACAGAATAAGCTTATCCATGAGCCATTTTTAATAGCGTGATTTATAACTTCTAGTTTAGCATATAAATGTAATATGAAAGTGACAGCTGGTATCTTTCCTTTAAACGGTATTCTGATCAGCTTTTCTAGATCAGGTGAATTAAAGTCGAATAGCTGATAACATCCGTAATTAATGGATAATAAATTATATACGTATGACTCTAATATTCTGTATTTATCTTGAGAATAAATTTTTGATCCGACGTACGTATCAGCGTCTATTTTCGGTATGCCTAGTGATATCAAATATAATTGTATTTCGTTCTCGTGCAGTGAAATTACTTTGTATAATTCTTCGATTGACGGCTTGTAAACAGAATACTTTGATATTAGTCGAGATATGGCTGACTTTGAACCATCATCTTCAATTTGATAGGTTCTGGATCCTATACACTGAATTATATACTGCACATTATCTGGTAAAGTTGGCATAAATTTTTGATATTGTATCGACAGATGCGCCTCACTTACAATGAAAAAAGGCTTTATATCTCTAAGTATATCATTTATTGTTATTTTACTTGATTTAAAAGTTACTGGCTTTTGTAGCATAGTCAATAAAGCTGATATTTGCGCACGTCTTTTTTCAAGTGATATTGGTGCATATGAGTTTAACTTTGCCTTTTCAGTCAATGCTATTCCTCTAGATACTATGTTATTCTTTGAAAACAACAGCTGCTCAGATAATCTAGACACATAATTCTTAAATGTTGATGATGCAGCTATCTCATCAGCTATTCCTGACTTCTGACTTGATAAAGACATAAACGCTCTTTGTATGTAGACTTCGTCGTCAGTTGTTCCATACTCTATGATAAAGTCCTCCGAGTCAAATACTTTAAATGTAGAATTCGTAGTTAATACGCGTTCAGAAGGAAAGAGTCTTAGTGATCCTGTAATGGCAACTGATGTCATTTGCATTATTTTAGTTAAAATGAACTCTCTGTCAGTTTCAAATCCTCGAAGTCTATTCACAATATAGTTTGAGTATAAAACAGCTGCTTGATCCCACTGTGTACTCTGTCCTCTTTTTTCATTATTCAGTAAATTTATTCCAGCCCTAAAGAATATTTTCCCACCTGCGATATATCTTTTAGCTATTTCTATTCCTACTGTAGATACTAAGGCTTTAACTTTAGCATTCATTCGCGCATATGTTTCTCTCACATCATTTGATACATCTTGAACCATTTGCTTAGTTACTTCTGTGTTGAACTGCAATACTGCATAATTGTCATCTCCGTCAACTCTTATTATCTTAGTCGCGAATGAATATTTGTTAGAAATACGCGATAAGACAGTTTTAATCAGTGCTAAATTCGCTATTGAATTAGCTGCTTTCGTCTGCTTCTCTCCTGACGCTACAGCCCCATACTGTATCTTTTTAATAACATCACCATCTGGTATTTGAACGTATGAATCCATTAGGTTAATTTGCGTCTGTTTGTATAAATTTAACGTCTGAATAACTCTAGCGTCATTAGTCATATTAGCTAGCATGTCCAATCCCATAATTATTCCTTTCCTAAATGGCTGCGTATTGTGTTGAGATGAGTCCCACTGAGACACGTCTGTATATAATACCATAGAATTACTAGATAAAAAGCGTGTAACATCACCATAAGACAATAACTGATTTGACTGTGAGTAGAATTCAGCATATTCTCTAGTATGTTTCGCATAACTTAGCATTTTTTCAACTACAGCATGTTGGGCTATAAAATATTCGTATGGTAAGATAAATATTATTCTAGTTCGTCTTCCTGGTACATCCCTTCGTCCTAATGGTATCGGTTTATCTACATTCACTGGTGGTATTATGCCTGGTGTGTATCGCCCATTAGCCATGTCATCCATTACATGCATGTTCTTTTTAGTTGAAAAAATCGTTTTTCTACCAAATTTTAGTTGTCTTGATTCACCATTCGATGCTGATGACATTGATAGTAAACCAGCTAATTCAGAATCCTGTAATAAATGGTCATCATGCTTTACTGGTTCCTCAAGCATTTTCACAACTTCATCTCTTATTAGCATTGTGTATTCTTGGTACATTTCATCATCTACATCTTCTGTATACTCAGTTTTCAATTGATCTAATGCGGCATCCAACATTTTCTGTTTTCTGAACCCGACATGAAATGACCAAGAATATATTTTAGCCATCAGTGGAAATTTTTCAATGGAGCAGTCGACTAACCAGTCCTGTATCATCTTAGGTATGTCAGTTAATCCAGCTTTTCTCATGTTTTCAAGCATCTGTTTTAATTCATCAAATGTTTGGTCAGGAACTATCGCTCGTACATATTTATTTGAAAACTCTAGTTCTAATTCTTCATTTGTAATAAATGCTCCATTTATATCAACTAAGGCTACTAGAATTGACATTGGTGATGATACTAGCTTTGCTAGCGTCGATCTGTTAGAATAAGACAGTACTATCAAT